CGATTCGATCTTTGCATGATTTCCGTAAGTGGTGTCCGTCTGAGCTCCTCCAATGATATGGATCGCCCAGGACTGCATCTGGAGATCGACGATGTAAGTGCAGCTGGCAAGTTTCCCATCAGTTCTAAGGCAATACAGAATCGAACCAGGTTGATCCTGGAACACCATTTCCTTGATTCCCGATTGGGTCACATCCTCGGCCCGGAGTGTGATGTCTTTTGCAGAATATTCGTCCTGTTCGCGGTCAAAAATGAGTTCTCGGACTTTTCGACCATTTTTCTGGACATAAACCATGTTGTTGCCGATCTTTGCCGGCAATGCTTTGTCATGGGCTGACCAGTTCGAGATTTTTTCTGCGGTGAATGAAAAAGGCGTGATCGTCACATCATCCCGGGATCCATACATCTGGAAAATACCTCCGGATGTCCCAATCGTCAGACGGCGACCTTCAGCCATCCACTCGATCTTGTCCACAGTATCCGATGAGATCAAAAGCGAGATCGCGTTATCAGAATAGATCTGCTCGCCCATGATGGAGGCTCCGGAAGTATCGAATTGCCCGGTTTGCACTCCCAAAGGTTCCGATGCAGCAAAATTATTGAAATCTCCGGTTTTTGAAAAATGGACTGTCTGCGGTTCATCAGCCGTTCCAGCCAAAACAAGCCTTTGCTGGTAGATCTGGACTGTTCTTGGATAACCGGATTGCGCGGAGAAGCTGCCCAGCTGCCATTCAGCGGTCGTATTGATATAAGCCAGGTTGCTTTTGACAGTTGCCTTGATCGTATCGGCATCGGTTCTTGAAGCAATCATCACATAGCCCCATTGGATCTGAGGCGCGACTTCAAGATTTAGACGAATTAAGCGACCAACATCATTTGCAGTAAATCCCACATCGGAATTAATCCCGGTCGTCGAGGAAGCCTCTAAAGTAATGACAGAATTCTTCGGAATGAATTTCCGGTAAATCTTGAAGTCTCCTGCCAGGGAAGATCCTCCGAGGTCAATCGGTTCACCATTGATCGAGCTCGAGATCTTGAAGGTGTTCGAGGTTGCAGCAATCACATAATAAAGATCATCTTCCGTTAAAGTCGGACCCGTTAAATTATGAGAACTTGCTGATGCAATGATGAAAATCTGTTGACCATTGACAAGGGGATGATTGGCAAGAGTGAAAGTGTCGTCTGCGATCGTAATATCGGAAGCATTGACAACTCCTGCCAGGGCATGTCCGTAATCCTTGTATGAAATCGTATGAGTTCCACCTCCGGCAGCAGAAGAAATTGTTACTGCTGATCCTCCGATCGATGCAGAAAGTTTAAAATCATCGATAGTTGAATTAATGACATAATAATCGGTTCCTGCTGCTAATCCCCCTGGTAAAGTTCCGGTGGTTGTCAATCTCACCAGCTGATCATCCTGAAGACCATGCGCGGTGATTGTGATTTTGTTTGCTCCCACATTGACATTCGAATCTGCAAAGGTTCCGATTGATCCAGCTGTCGTCAAAGTTGCCGTCAAAGTTGTATCTTCGATATTGACCGGCAAGTAAGGTCCGTCTTTTAACGATAATGCGGAAATCGTCCAGGTGGTGTCTCCGGTTCTCTTGAGCTCCCGTGGCGCGTGATCCGGATGTGCAATGAAGATTACATCCGCAGATTGTGTGATGAAAAGATCATCCAGGTCCGAAGTTGTGTAGGGAGTATCGACTTCAACCGGCTTGACGATCGTTCGAGTCCCAGATCCGGCTCCCGTAATCGGTAAGGCATTGCCTTTCGTGTTGTCTGCCAGGGTCAGGCGAATATCCGCTGAAGAAACGTAATGAACGAAATAACGCTGGTCGGTCGTGATCCCGGTCGGAGCAGCTGCGCCGGCTCCCAAAGTCAAATAAACATCATCACCGGTGGAAAGCCCGTGGCTTCCGGTGCTCAATGTGAGTGTGTGTGTGGATGTATTGACTGCGGAAATGGTAGCAACATCTTCTGTGAGAACGGCATCAGTCCGATAAAATCGAACGTAGAGGTTCCCAAACTCGAGGATGTAGGATTGGCCTTGTCCGAAGTTGAAGGCGACCAGACGAACCGCAGCGTTATCTTTGGTTCTTGAGACATAGAATGTCCCAGGTCGTCTTGCGAGAGATCCTTGAGGGAGTGGGAAGAAATTTGAACAAGTTTTAAGTGAATTCTTGTAGCTCGGCAGATCAACGTAGCCCTGCATTCTGGGCGAGATCTGACCATCCGCAAACGATGTCTGGACGGCTTGTATCCGAGGCATTACAACCTTGCTTCGATAAACACATCAGAATAAATCGTTCTCACATATCCGCGTTCAGAACTATCCGCGGTTCGTGCATCCGAAAGCACCGCCTGGTATTTGGCGAGCATGTGATCCCGGAGCTCCGGTCTTCCTGTCAAGGCTTCCGCAATTTCAGAAGCAAGACGAAGTCCGATCGCATGAATGACCAGGGCATCAAATTCGTTCGGATCCTCGACCCTTTTGACATATTTAATCCAGGCTTGTTCGGAATCGGTGACTAGAAATCCGTTTTCTATGTGATGCTCCTCATTCCAATCATAAAGATCGAGAACCCTGAGACAATCACTCGGCAAGGCGTATTTGAAGGAAAACCCCCAGGTCGGTGCAGTTGAGGATCGAGCAAGCTTTGCCCGGGAAACTGCACAACTCCAGGGATACGATCGAAGCACGGCATCACGGGTATCGGAATACCTGAGATTACAAAGCCGTGCTCGTTCGTTGTTGTCGGTCAGGCTCGCAATCTTCTGGTCGCCCAGGTTTACGAGCCCGATGTTGCAAATATCGACAACGCTGGTCATTAATCGACGACGTAGAAAAGTTCTAGCGCGATTGAACCAGCTGCATCGACGGCAGCATCCAAAATAGCGACTTTGATGTCCAAGAGACCACCTGGATCCTTGGCTTCACTAGCGACATAATCCCAGAGGGGAGTTGCCGTAGTGGCAAAGTCTTTGATCACGGATGCGGATCCTGCTGATGCGACTGCGATTCCATCATTGATGGCATCCACATCGTCAGCATTCACCAGGTTTCCATCGACCGCATAGACTCCAATGTCAGCGGTGGTGGATCCTCCTCCTACGTTATCGAAATAAATCGTTGACGAAGGAAGGATGATCGCATTTGAAGGCAACCTTGCGAGATGATAAGTCGAGTTGACCGAATCATCCGAGTTGGTTTCCACCACATCGAAAGTTGATCGAACACGACCATAATGATGACGAGAATCCACGAAGGTTTGCTTGACGGCAACCAGGTCCGTGGTTTTCGTTCCGACTAAGTTTACGACTGCCATAACTTACTCCTTTCAGCTGGCGTTATGATTATGAAGGATCGCAAGCAATCTCAACGACACGCTCTTCTTCCAATCGTGTGGATCCCACAGTCATGGAGAAATAAACGTAGGTCGCGAAACGCTTATCGGCCCGTTCGGTAACACGCGCTTTGATGTCATCCCAGACACAAAGCCCGATTCCTGCGCGATGGTACATCACGACTTGCTCGTCAGAGCTAGAGTCGGTTCCAAGTCTCTCGGTTCTGATGAATCGAACTCCCATGAAGGTATCGATCTCTCCGGTGACAAGACCGCGAACGGAATTGTAATCTCCGGAAAGTGCGTTGATTCCTGAGAATCCGGCATCGGTGTTGCCCATCTTTTGACCGAAGGACATGTCCGAGAGGAGGTGTGCGAGTTGCTTGGAATTGACGATACAGAAAATATTCGGATTTCCGGCGAGATCATAATCATCCGCATCGGCTGCTCCGAGGATCTTCTTTGCTTCAAGAAGCTTTGAGATCGTCAAGCCCTTATCGCCTGTTCCCAAACCATAGGCATGTGAATTGACGGCAACCTTCTGTCCACTTCCCAATGTGGCAGTTGAACTTCCATCAACTCCGGTGTAAGCCGTTCCGGTCAACGCCGAGATGATCTCGTCATCGATCGATCGGCCCATCGCCATCGCTGCGTTTTGAGCGTAAGATGATGCAGGATCAATCAGCATTCGCAGCTTG